GGAAGATGCAATCATGATGGCCGATTTACAGAACGATAGATGGTTAACAAGGATTGATCTTCCATTCCAGATGAGACGCGCACAGTTATATCAATACCCCGTGTTGGATGTAATAGCAGCGCAAGGAACAATTGTAGAGGATTCAGGCGGAGTCAATGTTACAATCCAAGTTGCACAGCAACCGTCATTTGGATTTAACATAAGCAACAGCAACGTGCAAGGATTTGGAACTGGAAATTGGATGCCATGAAAGAAAAACTTCACGATCTAATCTATGTCTTGCTGAGAGACAGCCTAACGGTTGCCGATGTAGAACGGATTGTGGAAGAAATAAAATCAGGCGTCAGTAAGGATTCTAAGTTGATATCGCTATGTGCCGATATCGTCATGGAATCTATCGGGAAATTGAATCTCAAGTGCTACGACAACATGTGCAACACGCAAGACGATGACGTGAAAATGGTTTCCGTTCCAACCGATTCGGGCAGAGAAAATATAGGTCTGCCGATGTGCGCCGATTGTCGCGCAAGGCATCCAGAGGCAGTCTTACTGTAAGACTAGGAGACTTTAGAAAATGGCGATACCTAACACACTACCAGTTAGCCGACTCATCAATGTTTCGGTAAGTCTCCTGCCCACAGCCGCGCAATCGCAAAATCTTAGTTCCGTCCTGGTATTAACTTCCGATACAGTGATTGACGTAGTTTCAAGAATGAGAAGCTACAGCACACTTACCGCTGTAGCTACAGACTTCGGAACTTCATCGCCAGCATACCTTGCGGCAAACCTATGGTTTCAGCAGAATCCTCAACCTCAACAGATACTCATTGGACGCTGGACAAAGACCGCAAGCTCTGGCCAGTTATTCTGCGGGCCGTTGTCAGCCGCAAACTCCCTGCTATCGGCGTGGACTGGAATTACTACAGGTTCATTCAAGATTCAGGTGGATGGTGGATCACTGCAAAGCGTTTTAAACCTGAATTTCTCCGGCGCATTAAGCCTTACCGGAGTAGCCGGAATCATCACGGCGGCAATTACTGGCGCAGTCTGTACCTATGACAGCGTAAACAATCGTTTCTTTTTTACCAGCACATCCACGGGCGCAACGAGCGCAGTATCTTTCCTGACGGCTGGCGCATCCGGCGTAGATATAAGCAATCAGCTAAACGGAAGAAACACGGCGGGCAACGGGGCTTATGTTGCGAACGGAATCATTGCAGAATCGGCCCTAGCAGCAGCCACAATATTTGATGGCACGTTCGGGCAACAGTGGTATGGATTGGTGATTCCTGAGGCCATTGACGCAGACCATACGGCGGTTGCTGCGTTTATCGAAGCCACGAATACCAAGCACTACTACGGATTGACTACGCAAGCGGCAGGATCAATTCTGTCCACGTCCACAACGGATATTGGTTACGTGTTGCAGCAGCTTGGATACAACAAGACCTGCGTACAGTACAGCAGTTCTAGTCCGTATGCTGTGATGAGTTACTTGGCGCGAATCCTGCCAACAGACTACGCGGGAAACCAGACCGTAATTACCCTGATGTATAAGCAAGAGCCTGGAATTCAGGCGTAGAATTTGACGGCAAGCCAAGCGGATGCATTGAAGGCCAAAAACATAAACGTGTTCGCGGCTTACAACAACAGCACAGCCATAATCCAGAATGGCACAAGTTGTTCGGGGCAATTTACGGATACGATTGTAGGAGCGGATGCGTTCGCAATTTCAATCCAGACTGCTTTATACAATCAGTTATTCACGATTCCAACGAAGGTAGCGCAGACAGACCGGGGAATGCACATCCTGACTACGGCGGTTACGGCAGTGTGTGTGCAATTTGTGAATGACGGATATCTTGCGCCGGGGGTATGGACATCGGCTGGCTTTGGGTCGCTGAACACGAACGACCAGATGCCAGGTTACTATGTTTTCGCTCCGCCAGTGTCTACGCAATCAGTAGCGAATCGTGCCGCGAGAATCGCAGTGCCGATTCAGGTAGCAGCTAAATTGGCAGGCGCGGTGCATACGGCAAGCGTTTCAATCGTGGTCAATCCGTAGTACTAGAGAGAGGTAAATCATGGCCGGTGGACAAGTAGCATTCACGTATTCCTTCAAGGATGTTCAAGCCACGCTATCAGGGCCGGGCGGCAGTATCTCTCTGGGCAATGGCGCAGGCAACGCGGAAGAAGGAATCAGTATCGAGCAGATCGAGGATAAGACCTCATGGCAGGTAGGGGCGGATGGTTCGGTTGCCTTTAGCCTTCATGCTGCGCAGATTTACCGAATTACGATTCGCTTGCTGAAAACCAGTCCAACCAATCAGCAACTATCACAGATGTATACCTTCCAGCGCACAAGCTCCCTATTCTGGGGGCAGAATACGATGGTGGTAAGCAATACGATCACTGGCGATCAATACAATGCATCGCAGGCGGCATTCGTGAAATTCCCGTCAAATAACTTTGCCAAAGAAGCGCGTAACGTGGAATGGGAATTAGTTTGCGGGCACGTAACGGAGATACTTGGCGGGGCTGGATTGCTGATTGTGTAAAAAGTCTTGCGGTGAGACTAGGAGTTGAAATGAGTCCACATGTACCTTCGATGTCTATCTGGCTGATACTAGCCGTAATTTGCTGGTTTCTTGCGGCGTTCTATGGTTCATTCTCTAACTACGGAACAACAACAGCCACGCCTAACCGCTGGGGATTCTTTGGTGGATTCGGATGGTTTGGAATGTTCTTTTACGGACTATTCTTGATCTTCCACTAGAGGCTGAAATGCTTCCACGATGTCAGTCCAAAAGACAAAGAAATGCCCTGCCTGTTTTGGTTATGGGCGCACGAAGGTGTGCAAGAAATGTAATGGGCAAGGCGAGATAGTAATCGCCAGAAATGGTAAACCAGTCAAACGCAAGACCAAGAAGAAAAAGAAGTGAGGGCCAGATGTTTTTCAATATCAAATCGCAACTTCCGGCAGGCGTGAAACTTCTAGCCAATTGGATGGGATGGTTTAATGGAACAGACGGAAAGAAGCACATGGCGAACGTCTGTCAGTCAGACGATTCTCGCACCGTTCACAACCAAGTGCTAGCCGCGCACTCTGTAGGGATTGATGGATTCATAGTTGATTGGTATAACGCGACACCGGACTATGCTTCGCCAACAGATAAAGCGACTCAGTTGCTATTTCAGGAAACGGCCAATCTAGGCATGGAAGCCTCAATCATGATGGACGCTGGGGCTTTCAAATATGCGCCGGATCACAATAAAGCTCTTAGCGTGGCGATGTCTTACGTTCGCGCTAAATATCTGACGCTTCCGAATTACACAAAGATCAGCGGCAAACCTGTACTCTGGGAATTTGGCTGGAGCAACGCAGCGATGGACGTTTCAGCCTTTGCGAGAAACAATCCTGATTTAACAGTGCTCACGCAAACGAGTACGAAGCCGAATTGTGCCGGAAGTTATGGCTGGGTAAATGGATTCGGTTCGCCAGATGCGCCACGTCAGTACATGCAAAGCTATTTAGCGAAAAACGATGCTTTGCAAGTACCATGCATCTTTGATGGATTCGATGACCACAATCCAGACTCTGCACATCTAAAGGAATCACGCTGGGGTGGGCCTGCCAGAAGTATCGCCTATGGGCAATGGCAGATGTGTATCGATACGATCAATGCTTCGCCCAAGAAGTTTCCAGCCGTCCAGATTTGCACATGGAACGATCATGACGAAAGAACAGAAATTGAATCCAAGTGTCTTGCGCTAGCGGGGTTGAAGCTATTCTGAAATGGCCAATCGCGGGCAAAATCACAGAGTATCCAAGCCACCAGCGAAGCCACCATCTCCACCGCCCACTATTCCACCCCACGGCGTAATTGATCCGACTGCGAATGTCCTGAGTCTGGTTGCAGCAGCAATCCAGCGGCAAGACGATCTCAGGGACATAGAGTTAAATCGCGCAGATGATATGCGCGAATTGACTGAAAAATTCCAGAATGAAATCTCT